TTATTCTTATATTCTTTATTTCTTAGATGTTGTTGGTCGTTTGTTAGTCGTTTGTTAGTCGTTTGTTGGTCGTTTGTTAGTCGTTTGTTGGCATTGTTGTTACTCACTGCCTCACGGTCTTGGTATTTACTGTAATTTTCAATAGTTACAAGTGTAAATTTGTTTGTTGATTTCCTTGTTATTTCTCCGCTCTTTTCCAACTTCTCAAGTGCGGTGCGTAAATTTTGTATGCTAATTCCTATTTTTTTGCTTGTTGCTTTTAATCCGATTACAGCTTGTCCACGTTTTATTTTTTGACCTAAATATTCTCCTTCTTCATAATTAGCCACAAGTAGTAGATGTAGAAAAGTAATCTTGACATTCACGTCTGAATACCAACCCCATTTTAAGATTTTTTTATTGAGCTTAATCCATCCGTTTTCCATCTCCTTCATAACAGCCCCTCCTGTAGCTTCTCTCTCAAGTAGTAATACAATATATCTCTAATTATCTTGCCGGTCGTCTCCGGCTTACAAAATCTAACTCGCATTCCGTATCTCATTTCAAATGCGTTAATACTTGCGACTAGTGCCTCTGAACTTAGCCTGCTGCGGTATTTCGGGCTCTCTCCATACCGTCCTGAATATGCTTTCTCCCAATTCTCGTTTTCGACTAGAAGATATATCAGGGCTTGACTCTCCTTTGCCCTTTCGAACTCTCGTACAAATCTTTTTCGTTCATTTCCAAAGTTATTGCAGAGCTCATTTAGATCCATTTTTCGCTCGATTGCAATTTGAGATTCTAAGCTGCACATCTCTCCGTTTACGTGTGTGAACATGCAGCTATAATCTCCAAATTCAAGTTTTTTTCTTATGTGAGGCAGCTTGGTACCTTCAATTCTTTTCTGTAGTTTTCTGCTAAGTTGCTCTCTAGTATCGACTATCAAAGTCATACTCTCTAACATCTGTTCTATCTCTATAGGTCTATACTTCATCTATAGCACCTTACTTATTTAGAATGGCAATTCTGCATCGTTTAGCTCTTCAAACCCTGCAGGAATAGTATTATTCTGATTTTGATTTTTATCTAATAACTTGTCTTGCGGGATCTTAAAATTACCTTCCTTGATTTTCTGAATATCTACAAATCTTCTGCAGGCTGTATAGAATCCTGTGTATCCGTTGAACTCATATTCGTTATTGCCGAATAATCCGCCAACTACATTGCCTTTTAATTTTCTTTCATCCCAGTCCCAAGTGAAATTACTATTACTATCTTCTATTGCTGCTATAGCAGTTTTAAGATTTCTTATCTTATATGAGTCTTGCTCGGTGCCATCATCGGAAGGAAGTATTATCCTGAAAGTGCCTTTCCATTTTTTATTGTCCCCTTGCAACAAGTAATCATCGTTATAAAAGCCCTTATATTCACCTGATGCAACATCGAATCTGATAACTAGGATCTGTCCCCAGCTCAGCTGATCTACTTTCGCATCAAGTATCACGAGTTCATATCCGCCTGCCGGAAGCCTTGTCCTATCTGTGTATACGTTAGCTTCTTCATAGCCTTTTGGTTTATTTATCATCTGTCTTTCTCTCCTTTGTTTTATTTTTATTCAGATTCCAATACTCTCTAATAGCCGTATCAACTGCCTTTAGATCATTATCTATCTCCATTTCGGTAAACAGCCCCATTGGACTTTTTACTGTCGTAAAACCGTCTGATTGCGTTTCAAAATAATGTCTTGTTCCGTCTGTCTTGCACAGCAGGACTATCGAAAATAGCCCCTCTACAGTTAGCTGATTATCTAGCATTTTTCCGCTTGTCTTGGCTTTGATTTTGCCCGTGTCGCTCGTTTCGGTGTGATGCAGAAAGTACACTATTACATCATCATCTAACTTAGTTATGACCGTATTTATAAGATTTCTGAAATTAAGTGCCACATCTGTAAACTTGTTATAGCCTGTCTCTTTCGCCCTGTCGAACATCTCGAAAGCCATTAGGTACTGACTGTCATCGATAACGAAAGTCTTAACCTTACCTTTTTCCAGCCCGCCTAAAATCGTATAATAATTACTACTGTCAACCTTTTTCAAGTTTTTTCGGAATGGTAAAGGCTTGCCTGCTACATTGAATATCCCCACTTCATCAGCTTCAAAGTTCCTGAGAGAACAGCTCTTACCTGAGCCGCTTTCTCCCAAAATCAATACTGGTATTCCCATTTTTTTCACCTCTTATTTTTTCATGTTTATTTAATCTGAATATTGTTGTTCTCAACTATTCTTGCACCGACAATCTCTGCTCCTTCCTTGATTGCAGCCTTAATTGCCTTCTTATCTGCTTTTTTCTCAATCTTGATAAATTTATCAGACAGCTTTTCAATTTCGTCAATTTCGATAATCTCGGATTTCCTATAACTAATTGATACTTTAGATGTTTTGAATTTTTCGCCACCTAATGCCATCTCTAAGTATCTTTTTAGACTTTCAGCTTTGTTTTTAGCTGCTTTTTCTTTTTGTATGAATACTTCTTTCTCTTTTTTATAGCTTTCGGCATCAGCTTTTAGGTTCTTGATCCAGCAAGCTATATTTTCGATTTTGTTATCTCTTGCTAACTCCAACTCTTCTAATGCCTTATCGTCGATTATTTCACCTGTTTCGGCATCTACACACTCCAATATTGCCTTATCAATTTCATATAACGTTGCCATCTTCTTTCTCCTTTATTACCTGATATACTGATGTATTCCTATTCGTTACTGAATCTCTCTTTTTACCAATAATTTCAATTTTCCCCATCTGAACCAATTCTGTCAGTCTTGGTCTAACGTAATTCATATCGTCACTGCCAAGCTTGCTACATACTTCCCTAGCTGTCATCGCCCCGTATTGCTCAAGTATTCCGAATATAAGCCACTGACGTCCACCTGGTCTAAGTTTATATGCTTCTAGTTGACAGTTTCGGGCAATTCTGTTAGACTTAACTTGATTTATTTGACAGGACTGCTTCGGCGGTTCTTTTTTTATGCGATCTCTCATTTTGACTCCCTTCTATCTAATGCCCCTATTATTTGATCCAACAGGTCAAGTAGCATAAGGATCCTGTACTTCTCCGATAGGTCCTTCCATCTTTTCCCTAAGTCAGTTTTTCTAAATTCTTCTATCAGCTCTTCAACATACTTGTATCTGCATCCTGCCATCTCAGATAATTCTAATTGCTGCAATGTGTACAAAAGTATCTCTTTAGCTTCAACTATATCCTTGTCATATAGCTCATCTAAAAGCTCTCCTGCATAATGCGTTTTCATATATGTTTCTTTTAGCTTGTTATCCATTATTTAGCTCCTTTCTTCGTTTCTTTCTTCGTTTCTACCTCGTCAAAATTCGATATTAGCCCGTAGGTCGCTAGACACATTAGCCCCGCCTCTAAGTAACTAATTATCCCTTTGTTAATTGATATAAATGTATTAATAACTACTCCGATGCAGAGTAAATTTGTCACAATTTTACTGATTTTCATCTATTCCTCCTTTCACACTATCCATTATTGATAAATAATGATTTACTGCATTACTTGATAAATCATTATGATTTCTCAAGAAATCCGCTTCTGATATTGTGTATACTCCTGAAGATTTATACGCATCAATATAGAGGTAATTTGGCTCATCTTCATACCATCTAACTTTATGCATGAATCTATCATTCCCTCTGTTCAATGTGATACTTAGACATGATTCTCCATCAAATTCACTTTCCTTAAAACCTAAATTTATCAATTTTGTTTTCATTTTTTTCATCTCCTTTCATATTGCCCTGCTGTTCTTCAGCCATCTTTCAAATTCATCTTTCAATACTCGATACCGCCCGCCCCTACCCCTAGGCAAAACAGGACAACCTCTTAAATTGAGCCATTTTCTTGCTCTTAGATGATATTCCCCTAATAGCCTGATAGGATCTTCTCCGAGTTCTTCTACGCTAAATATCACTGAATGCATGCATGCTTTCATTCCATATTTATCTTCATATTCGTTTTTCATTTTCTCCTCCTTTTTGATTCGGATTATAACTTTCAATTATGATAACTTTAAGTTATAATCACTTTGAAAAAATATCATCCACTCCTATCTTGTATATTCTTGCAAGCATTTGCAATTGAGCTGGTTTAGGTGTAATTCTACCTTTTTCCCAGCTGACTATCGTTTGGTTGCTTATTTGCATTTCCTTTGCAACATCGCTTTGTGTGAGCCCTGCATTAACTCTTGCTGCAGCTAATGTTATTTGCAGTCTATTACTCATATCCATTCCCCCTTTCCTTGTTTTGTGATTACTATCTTATCATAACTTTAATTTATGGTCAACATTATTTTGCAAAATATTTTAAAAAAAGTTTTGACACGTATATATCTTTAGGTTATACTATCTACAAGGAGCATACAATATGAACGAAAAAAATTTAAATGAATATATAGCAAATAGAATTAGGTATTATTTGCAGAAACAAAATAAATCGCAACAAGAATTGGCAGAATATATGGAAGTTTCTCAGGCTACGGTTTCAAATTGGTGTAACGGAATAAAAATTCCTCGCATGAATAAAATTGATAAAATTGTTGAGTTCTTTGGTGTTCGTCGTTCAGATTTGATGGGTCTAGAAGACAAGCCTCAATCTGAAAATCATACTCGCAGGGCAGAATTACCTGATGGACTTGTGATAGCTGCACATCACGATAATGATAATGATTTTACTGATGAGGAATGGGATAGCATCATCCGATTTGTAGAGTTTGTGAAAGACCAGAAAGATAAATAAGAGAAAAAGTTGACTTAGGAGCAAATCTTAATGAATGAAAAGCAAAGGTTAATTGACAAAAGTATTGAGGCGTTTATATTAGGATTAGAAATTTATAATAAACCTACAATCAAATATAGAATTGAAGGATTTAGCTTTTTTATTGTGAATGCCTGGGAATTGATGTTAAAAGCGGAGTTGATAAACAGAGATATTGAATTATTTTACAAAGATAATCCTGAACGAACATTGAGTATTGACGCTGTTATTAAAAAAATATATACAGATGAACGAACTAGAGTAAGACAGAATCTTGAAAAAATAGTTGATTTACGCAATTTAAGTACTCATTTTATTACTGAAGATTACGAAATAAAATATGTTCCTTTGTTCCAAGCTTGTGTTTTGAATTTTGTAAATGAAATACAACGCTTTCATAAAGTTGATATTACTGAATCTTTATCATCTAACTTTTTGACATTATCGGCTCGCATTGAGTCTTTGTCCGAAGATGAATTAAGGGCTAAATATCCTGCGCATATTGCTGAAAAGTTCATACAACAAACAAGTGAATTGAGTTTGCTTTATTCAGAATATAATTCAGAAAAATTCTCTATTAACTTTGAACAACATCTATATATTACAAAGAAAAAGAAAAACTCCGATTTCACTGTATCTATCGCAAAAGATTCGAAGAATAGAGTTGCTATAATTAAGGATTTTAAGGATCCGTCAAATACGCACGGGTATTCATACAAAACAATAATAAATGTTGTTGATGAACGCTTAAAACGTGAGAATGTAAGATTTGATTATGCTAAAGGTTTTAACTCATATGTTTTAAATCTCTTCCTTGATTTTTATGATATAAAAAATGATGATAAATACTCGTACAAACATGTTATTGGGAATCAAAATACATATACTTATTCTTCTTTGTTAATTGACTTTATCGTTGAAGAAATAAAAAAAGCTCCTAACAATTTTGTCAGCAGCTTAAAGTCTTCCAAATTAAAAAGATAACCCCAGGCACGTAGGAATGCTCAGCCCTAATAGCTTACCCCTTTTTGGGACCCAGTGTTACTCCTTCGCAAGTTATCTTGTTACTTATATTATACACTTTTTATATGAGAACTCAACAAAAAATTTAAAATTCTATCACATTGAATTTTAGAATTTTCAATTTTATATTATGGAGATAGTTGATATGGTTATCGGAACAGATAATTTAAGCGAATATGAAAGACTCCTCGCTCTAGCAGAAAATGAAGATGTCAAGGTTCATGAAAATTATGATCTAGGCAGTAACAAGTTTAAGGGTTTATATTGTAATAGCAACATTGCTCTATCGTATAACTTAGAGGATACAGCTAGTAAGACGTGCATTTTAGCAGAAGAGCTAGGGCATTACTATACTGCTACAAAGAATATTCTGGATTTGTCAGATGCAGAAAAGTCCAAACAGGAGCGTAAAGGTCGGATATGGGCTTATGAGAAGCTTGTGACAAGAGAAGCTATTGACGTAGCTTTCAGGAGTGGATGCCGAGAGTACTGGGAAGTTGCAGAATATTTAGATATGGATTGTGAGTTTTTGTATCACGCAATGGTGTATTATGGCTATATTGATATTTAAAGAGAGGTATAGATATGAAAAAAGTTTTTTCAGTTATTATGATTTGCTTGATAGCATTTAGCATGACGTCTTGCGATATAGATTCAACTAAAAAAGCTGATAATTCCAAGTCGGATAAAAAGGTCGAAAAAGAAACAGCTAAAAAATATCCAAAATCTTGGAAAAAGAAAGTCGACTGGGCAGATGATAAGGATTATATGATTGCGGTTGGTATAAAAGACTATGACGGCGACATTCTGCAACCTGGCAACTATATTTTTAAATCTAATCTTACAAAGAAAAAAATTGAATCTAAAGAAAAAAAAGGACAGACTCCAGTCGTATGGGATATATATGTATCTAAGAATCAATATAAAAATAAAAGAGAACTTAAGAAAAGTGAGTTTGTCGGTAGTGTGGGAGGTACAACTGTTGAAGAGCTTAATATAAAGCTTGAAGAAGGTCAGTATGTTTACGTAAATTATATTAAACCCGTCGGAAAAGGTTTTGGCAAACTCGAAATTAGACTAAATAAAGATGATAAATAAATTATAAATAAAACAAAAAGCTCCTGTTTCGCCATTCTTCATATAGTGAAGAGGGTTACTACAAGAGCGTTATACAGGCTGTCTATACGTACAACCAAGTTAGCACCTTAATTGTAGCATATACAGCCTTGAATTACAATAGGCTGTTTTTTAGTGTAAAAATTAAGGAGAGAATTATGGCAAAGAAAAAAGGAAGCGGTCAAGGATCTATATTCAAGACGGCAAATGGAAAATGGCGTGGACAAATCTTAATTGACGGGAAAAGACGAAGTTTTACAGCCAAAACTAAGTCGGAAGTAGCAGAAAAAATGGCTGCGGCTAAAGTAGATTATATGCGTGGGAATTTTGTTTCATCTGAGAATATTAACTTCGAGGTATTTGCGACAATGTGGCTTAGAACAGTTAAAGAGCCGATGTTAGCAGAGAATACATTTTATACCTTATTTCACACTTTTAGACTTCATATTTTCCCTGTTTTAGGGGATTTGTCATTGAACCAGATACAAAGAGAAGATATAAAAGCGTTAGCTGAATATATAGCTTCAAAAAATCTGAGCATAAGCTTCGCACGTGCATGTATTTCAAGAGTGAAAGAATTGCTGAATTATGCAATTTGTGAACAATTATTGTCCTATAACATGGTCTCTAATACTGACATCTCACACATTTTAGCTAAATGCAAACCTAAAAAAACAATATCTTCTTACGATATAGATACAACTAAAAAAATCCTAAACTATGCCCGCAAAAATAAAAAATATGCCATATACTACCTGCTCCTTCAAACTGGCATGAGAATTGGTGAGGCAAGTGCTTTAACATGGAACGATATAGACTTTAAAAATAAAACAATCAAAATCGACAAAATCCTTGTATACATACACAACAGGGGGTTAAGTTTAGAAGATAGAACCAAAACAAAATCTGGACAAAGAATCATATCTATTACTGCTTCTCTATGCGAATTTCTAAAAGAGTTAAAAATGAAGAGCAACTCAAATAAAGTTTTTGCAAATAGTAAAAATAATTATGATTCTCCCATGAATTACAGAAAAAAATGGATTAGACTCTGTTCTGAACTGAATATTGAATATAAAAATATACATGCATTACGGCATACTTGGGCTACCTTAACTATTTCTGCAGGAGCAAACATAAAAGTAGTATCTCAAATGTTGGGACATAAAGATGTAGCTATCACTATGAATACATATCAAACCGTTTTAAAGGAACATCAGGAAGATGTAACTATCAGGATGGAAGAATTACTTTTTGGGTAATTTGTGGTATAATAATCTTGGACCGGTTGAAGTGTCAACCTACCTCAATATGCATGTTGAGAGACAAAAGATAGTCTGCAGGCTATCTCTTTTTATATCTATTTTACGTGCAAATTGAGTGCATTTATTTTCGAAAGTTTCACAAAAAGAAGTAAAATAGCGATAAACAGCACTATAAAAAACAATTGATTTTCATTGATTTAACCGCATATCTCGTTGAGTTTTCAACATTTACATATGATTTAAGTTTTACATTCTCTTTGAAAGTTAAAGAATTGATTTATATCAACATTTTTAAGATATTAAGTGCAATAATTGTGCAAATAAAAAAATAAGGGGCTTGCCGCCCCAATTTTAATCAACACTATACGATTTCGATTTGCACTGCCTGAATTTCATATCCTCTCCAGCCCGCATAGCCGTCTGCTCCGTCGCCATAATCTGTTATCCAGCCAAGCCAGCCTTTACCTTTACAGTAAACCCTGTATCTCACCTGGTGGTCACCACCACCCGCTAGGTGCATTTGAATCCCATCATACCTGGTCTTCTTGTTACCAGCCCAAGTTTCACCGTATTTATCGGTTTCCTTGTCGGTTTGCCACGACCAGTACCCTTTGCTGCCAATAGGTCTAAGCCTATACATCAGCTTGCCAACCTTGTCTGCGTTGCCAACCGTATATGCCTGCAGTGCTAGCAGTGGTTGACCAATAACGCCAGCGTAACCATTAGTACCACTACCTGCATTAGTAATCTCACCTTGCCACTTAGCAGCCCGCCACCTATTAGTTTTGGCATAGGCACAGTATTTTACATCTATGCTCTCATTTTCAGGGGCAGATTCTCTTGACGATTCTGAGCTATCATCTAAAGACTTATCAAGCATACCCTCAACAATAGCCTTAGCACACTGACTGCCACTCCAGGCATCATAATCAGACTTACTATCAACAAAACAGCATTCAACCAAAATAGCTGGAGCTTTTGTGTTTGCTAACACATATAAATTGTGCGTATATTTTGAACCTCTATTAGCTATATCTATCTCATTAGATATAGCTCGACATATCCTATCAGATACCCCCTTTGTTCTTTCGTCATAATTCCAAACTTCTACTCCAGTTCCTCCGCCACTATTCAAATGAATAGACACATCGAGATCCACGCTGTGTGCGTTGCACTTCTTAATTATATTGCGAAGGTTGTCAGACTGTGTCCTGCCGTCTTCATCTGTACAGTCGTATACTGTATGCCCTTCTTGTCTAAGCAATCTTATAACTTCATCTTTAACGATTCTGTCTTCTTTCGTTTCGTCGAGATAGCTATTAGCGCCTGTTACATGCCAGTTATGACCCGCATGTACATTGTATTTAGCCATTTATGTCTCCTTTCGTTCGCATCTATCTATATGTCTATTGATATGTTCAATTTCTTTTTTTATTTCCGCCTGATTCTTTTGTATATCATCAAGTTCTAAACCGTGCCTATCCACCCGCCCTTTTAACTCCTCATGATTCTCTGTTGTCTGCCTTTGAAAACTTTCCAGAGTGGTATTTAAGCGAGTGATGGTAGTGTTCAGCTTGATTACAGGCGTAATCACCGCAATTAGGGTAGTTACAAAGCCCAGTATCATAATAATTTCATTATTAGTTAGTATCATTACCCTCACCTTCTTTTTCGGTTTTTTCTGGCTTATCTAGCTCGGGAAGTCCTGCGACAGACGTCAATAGTGACACAATACCTGCGAGCGCTGCAGAACATGCCACAATTTTCCAATTCACGTCTGTCACGATGGTAGATGTTCCTATTATCGCTACCGCTGTCTGTGCTACTGTTTTTATAGCTCTAATTGCTGCTGCTTTTATCCATTCTTTAAAGTTTACTTTTTTCATAATCTTTTCTCCTTTTTTCAATAAAAAAGACCATTTAAGAGGTCTAAACTATTAATATATATCTAAGAACCCAATTTCCCTTAGTGTTCGTAGAATGCCCTTTAACGCTGTTTTTCGAGACGTTCAAATATCTCTCAATCCATCCATCTCCGTCATTCATCCAAAACTCATGCCCTGCTCCATCATTGTCTTCAATAAGCTTCTTGCTAACTATAAAACTCTGAAAATTACGATTAAGCGGACTTCCGTTCTTGTAAGGGCAGAAGACTAATTGTAGCCCGACTGGCGCATTTTTTAAGTCGTCTGCATCAAATGTTTTTTGCTCGGATTCATTCATCTGGGCGTTACCTGAGTATACTAGCTTTGGGTACTCTCTTATTTTGTTAATTTTTTCAGAGTTCTCCTCAATTTTCCGAGACTCCTCATTGATTTTACTCTCTACCTTTGAGATTTTATCAACATTTTTCAAAATCGCTTTTTCATTTTTTTCTATTTTAGAATTTAGCTCGCCAGCGATAGTTCCTTTAAGTGCGTTGTTAACAGTCTCAATGCTGCCTTTAATCTGTTCCCACAGCTCTGCAGATTGATTATCTATCGGAATAGCCGGTATAACAAGCCCACAGACTTCAGGATTCATCCTGGTATCTGATATATTAGAAGCTGTTATCTCTGTAGCATTTCCAGGAATATATATATCCGCAATACCTAATTCGTAAAAATTAGGCTGTCTAACAAGTTCTGGTGCGGCAGGTCTTGTGCTTGGAGTTCCTGTTTTAACAGATATGTCAATATCTCTTCGATTTTCTGCAGTATCAAATCTAAGAACTATTCTGTCAATTCGTGGCAGATTATTAGACGCTTGCAAGGCAATCGTCCTATAATTACTCTCATAAGCTCTTGCTCCTTCTATATGACATCCACCCGGACAAACCTGAATATTCATTCCGCTCGTGGATTTTACCATAAGTGAATTTGCAGGGGTAGAGAATACCCCGTTTGTATATATCAATTTATTAAATTGCCTCTCCATCTCCGACGTGATTGCCCTATCCCAAACTGGATTAGAATCACTGCCTGTATTTTTCGAGTCGAATGGAAAACTTATCATTATATCAACACCTTTCTATATTCGCTTTTTCTCGGGGTTCCTAATATTATTTCTATTTCTAATTGATTATTTTTATATACTTCTCTAACTTCGATAATTCTTGAGTTATACTGCACTTTAAGCTCATCTACATGTATCGTAACTTCATCGCCTAGATCATAATCCTGCAAATATAAGAATCTATATTGAATAACATCAACCGAAATAGTCTCTTCCATATAGTTATTAAGCATTTCAAGCTTTAAAGCCCTTCTCATTTGAGACCTTACACTTGTTTCATTATCTTCTCTTATGTCTGTAATATTAGTCTGAATGACTTTTTTCGAATAGCTTTTCCCAAAATCTCTCGGTAAAATTCTATCTTCAATGTGCTCTTCTGTTATTATTCTTTCGGATTTAAAATCAGGCGTTAAAATGGTTTTTTCGTCAGGATAATGAATGTCTTCCGGAAGAACTTGAACCCCAACTAAATGAGGCTTGGCGTTGCTCTCGTCTCTTACATATTCAACTTTCCTGATATTGCCAAGCTTTTTGCTGAATATTATCTTGTCTTTGAGATTTCGCCCTTGGATTGTGTTTACTTCTATGCCTAATAGCGGTTTTTCTTCGTCCTTAAAAAACGAAGGATTGCAGTAATAGCTCATATTTTCAGACTTTAGAACTTCATAGAATTTAGCGCCTATAGGCTCACCGTGCGAAAAAAATACTCCTGCAGATTTTGGTACATGTGATTCATCTGATATTGTAGTTTCGTAAAGAACTGCTCTATCCGTTGAAAATGCCTGTTTTAACCCTGATGTAGAAGACATGCTGTTCTTGAGCTTATCGCTTAATTGAGGAAAAGTCTCGTAAAGTATATGCTTCATTCTCTCTTTAACTCTATCTTCTGCGCTCTCGAAAATTATACTGCTAGCAATAGTACTACTGCCATCAAGTAGCTTCTCAACGAAGAATCCTGACAGCGTTACAAAGTTCCCTTCTGGTTTCTCTTCATACACTTTTTTCTGCACTATTCCTGTTTCAGGTCTTCCATCAACTTGAACATACTTAATATCTTCGACATAATTTTTAGCAGGTAAGTATAAAGTGTAATTCCCACTCTCGAAAAATTTACGATTCCAACTAAATTCGATTAGATCGCAGCCATCAAGCTCATTTCCGAACTTATCAAAAAACTTAATCATAAGCCACCGTACCTTCCTGTGTAAGCCACTTTTGTTGTGAACGCAATGCTCGAGTCGCTATTAACAGTGATTGCATTCTGCCCATATCTCAATTTTAGCTGAATCAGCTTATCTAAATCATATTGCTTAAACGATAGTTTTTCCCCGTTCTTAGTTATCAACTTACTGTCTGAATCTATTATCAGAGTATCTCCATTTGACAATCTCTCGTCAATTTTAAAACTAATAGCGTTGACCGCAACGGTTATTCCTTCAACTTGACCTGTTGCGTTTATTTTGATCCTAACCGGCGTTTTTTCGCTTCCTAGATATTGTACAATCTTCGTTGTTAATCTATCTAGCTTGCCAAAAGCCAGACTTTTATCTTTTTCATAAATTCTAACATTATGCCAAAGAGGAGTCGAATTAATAAATCCAACACTGCTGCTTTCTGCGCTGAATAGATCTGAATACGGCGATAAAAACGAAATATTGAAAATTGCATTTCTCCCAATTCTCTCTGCTGGATAGACTTGATGTTGAATTACGCAATTTTTCGCATAGAGCGTTCTCCCAAGATAAGTGAGTTTTAGATCATATCTATAATTAGCATTATGAAAACCTATAACCTTATCTCTGCTATTTCCATACAAGCCTGTTATGTGATTCTTTACAACACCTTGCAGTGTAATTTCTCTTGATAATTTTCTAATTCCAGTTATGATGTCACCGTGCCCGATGCCTCTCGGACTTTTGAATACTTCAACTTCCGTGAAATCTATTCCGGATACTTCTATCAATTCAAATTCAGAATCTCTATAATTGAAGACTTCACCATCACTTCTAATTGCTACTATGTTATAATCCTTAATCATCTTGCACCTGCCAATCCAAGCATAACAGCTTCTCTTCTTAAAGCTCTAGCAGTATCAGATGGTGTCGTTACTGGTTGATTTATGTTGATAGTTTGATTGATAACGCTGCCTTGATTTTCATTAAGGTCACCTTCTGAATTTGCATTGAATTTATAAGCGTTATCCGAAATTTTATGAGCCAGTTCTGTTTCAGCAGAAGGATTTATTAGGCTATTAACCTTATCCATTGCTTTTTCAACTAATCCAGTTTCGCTTTCAATTCCTATCGCAAGCCCTTGAGTTAGATAGCCCCCTAATTCTGCAAAAAGCCTTGAAGGCGATTTGATTCCGAAGAAGCTGCAGAATTTATCTTTGATTTTTTTGCCCACTCCGATAATGGATTTTCCAATATATTTAACACCTTCCCACAGCCCTCTGCCAATACCTTTGATTAATTCAATTCCGATATCAACAAAAGCTCCAGCCAGACTTAGAAAGCCTTTTACAATGCCTTTTACGATTGATGGCACAGCTTTTACAATAGCTACAATTATCTGCGGCAATGCTTTTATTAAAGCTACGAATAGCTTGATGCCAGTCTGAATTATAAGAGGTATATTGTTTACAAGTGCAGTTATAATACCTGTTATTATCTGCGGCAATGCCTCAACTATTGTAACTATAATTTGAGGCAGAGCTTCTATTAAAGCCACAAATAGCTTAAGCCCTGTTTCTATCAGCATCGGAATTGCTTCCAATAGACCTTTGATGATTGTATCAATTATCTGCGGTAGCACAGTAACTATAGTCTGAATTACCTGAGGCAGAGCTTGCACTATTGAACCTAGAACTTGCACAGCTGACTCTATCAGCTTCGGTATACCTTGAGTTAAGCCTTGTACTATTGCTTCAATAATCTTAGGCATTGCTTCTAAAATTTTAGGAATTGCGGCAAGCAAGCCATTGACAAGTCCTGTGCGTATGCTTGCAATATTAGAGAGCATTTCCCCCAAATTGTCAGCAAGTCCACTAACTATCCCAACTATCAGATTCGTTAGCATTGGTCCAATTTCAGGAGCTAGTTTCGCTAAAGCTCCTAAGATTGCGTTTGGTAGAGATTTTACAATATTTACAATTGCGGGAATAACGTTTTTCGTCACGGTGATAATGGATTGAACGAAATTGTTCAATGGACCCTTTAAGTCTTTGCCAAGCAGCAAATTTCCAAGCAGATCCTTATATGTAGCCTTCAAAGATGCAAATGACCCTGACAAGGTCTCTGTCGCTTCCTTTGCCGTCGTGCCAGTTATGCCTAATTCGCCCTGAATTGCATGAATCGCCGAATAGACATCATTAAGATTATTGATGTCATATTTAACGCCGGTTAGTTTTTGAGCATCCTTCAAAAGCCTTTCCATCTCTGTTTTAGTTCCGCCATAGCCAAGTTTCAAGTTATCGAGCATCGTATAATTCTGTTTTGCGAAACCTTGGTATGCATCTTGAATGCTCTGCATACTAGTCCCCATCTTGTTGGCATTGTCCGCCATGTCTGTTATAGCCATGTTAGATGCTTCTGCTGCCTTTTTTGTGTCGCCTTTTAGTGATTGCAGCAAACTTGCAGAAAAACTCGTCGCAGTTTCCATGTATTGATTAGCGGATAATCCTGCTGTTTTCCATGCATTACTTGCATACTCTTTCATTTTATTGCTCGAATTTTTGAAAAGTGTCTCAATCCCGCCAATGGACTGTTCCAGTGCAGCGCCTTCCCTAAAGGCATCTTTCACCCCTTTTGCAACAGCTGCTCCTATTGCCAATCTGCTCAAAACGCCCTTAAAGGCTCCACCAAACTTGCTCCCAGAGCTGCTTCCAGAATTAGCAAATTCTTGCTCTAATTGCCCTTTTATGCCTTTTGTTGAAGGAATTACTTGTACATATGCTTTTCCTAATTCCATATCAGCCGCTCCTTTCTAAAATTTCTTTTCGAGCTTTTTCAAACTCCTCAATACCTGAAAATGCAGTATTATCATCTGCGGATTTGGACAACTCTGCAAATAGTGACTTCGGCTTATTCCTGCCTTTTTCAGCATCTTTAGTTTTGCTCCAAATCAATATATTCAAGTTATCCAAAATCGCCGCTAAAAGCATCATCTCTGTCGATATTTTCATGCCAGATAACTTAAGCATTATCCTTGAATCAGCCCTAAGACCGACTGATAGCGTTGCAATAAAAAAAGCAGAATACATATACATGTCATAAATGTTATATATTTCTGCTAGATCACATATTAGTGCATTTTTATCCATTGCTATCATGCCAGCCAGGGCTATTAGTTTTTTCCTTCACTCCCTAAAGATGTGATTATCTCAACAATTTCCTCTCCAACTTTTTCAATCGGAACTCTACCATCTTCATTTCTAAGATGGTTATATAGTTTCGCTTTCTGCTCTTTTCCCAAAACTTTTTCAATGACAGCAGATACAGCAAGAGGATTACCTGCATCAGCTTCTGCTATCTTGTCAACTAATTCCATGTCATCCATCTGTTTTTTGTCTATTAGACATTCAAACCCGCTTTTAGTGATCACTTTTTGCATTGGCTATTCTCCTTTCACGATATATTCGTGATGTGTTACACCTTTTGAATCTGGCATAGCAGATAAAGTTATCTCGTATCCGATTAGATCCTCATCCGAATATGTGATTTCGCCAACTTCGGTTATCTTGCCATCAGGAATAACTATCCTTTTCAATACGCCATTCCTGAGGATCATCTCAATAACCCAAGCAGCACTTTCAGCTTCTTCATTATTAGCCTTAACAGATATGCCTGTATCAAGATCTCCTGTTACATTTTTCTCTCCATAAACTGTTTTTAACACATCTACATTAAGTGCTTCTATTAGTGTAAATGTGAAAGTATCAGGTTTTTCTGTTTGCATTGTAAGCACTATATTACCACCCCAAGCTTTTTTTGTATCGCTATCAGCGGTGTTCTCATTACTCACACCATCTTCACCAACATATCCCAAGCCTTTAAATGCAACATTTAAAGCTGTTTTTGCGTCTGTCGGAAGTTCTGTTCCGAGTTTTGCTCTTGATATTGCCCCTGCGATTTTCGGTTTACTCGCAGATACGTTTTTTACTTCGCTCATATTTTTTTCTCCTTCTCTAATAATATGTAATATTAAAAACTGCTTGATATCTATATGTTTTTGTGTCAACATCTGTAAAGTTGTAATCAGCATTCAATTCGATTTTTATGATATTATCATACAGTGTTAAGTCATTCATAAGTTCTTTGATTTTTTCGTTCAATTTAGAGGCTTTTAACAGTGTCGTTGATATTGATTGAATCGCAATAGTCGAATTGCATAAATGATTGCTTTTTTTCCCTCCTGTTTTTTCAATTATGACATATTCCTTTAGATTTGGATGCTTTTCCATGAATGCTTTTATTTTTTTATTGTTCAAAAAATCCAATACTATCTTCTCAATCACTATCTCACCGCCTTTAACAGAGTATTGTTTTTAACGTTGTCTTTTGCCGCTTTTTTGTTTTTCACTTGAACGGATACGTTGACTCTGTTCCGTCCGGTATAGACATTAACACCATAGCCATCTCCGCATCTACTCTGAATGTTTTTCGCACGACTCTCTAAAATTTGCACCATTTCAGGAGACCTTAAAAGACTTCTGATACCTTCTCTATTGAGTTTGAATTTAGCCATATAATTCAACTCCTATTTTCTTGTGCCATCTAAGCGGCACATTCTCTTCAATGCCTTCTATCACAAATCCAACTGTTCTAAAGCTCTTGCCCAAAAAATCAACTCTGCAATTTTCCCAATTATGATTATCACCTTTTGGAATGCCTAGCATGTATTGAATCTTTTTTCCGTATAAATCTAAGCTTGTTGCAATCTCATCTACATCAGGCTGTCCTATTAAAACATCATCAACTGCAGTCTTTTTTTCTTCGAAAATTGGAGCGTTAAAATCATCATATCCAGCTAATGATTTTTCATATAAATATACAGTAATCCCTTTAATCATTGCCATATAAGTCAATCACTCCCATCTTTTGTCGCCTTAATCCGAGCCTAGCTAATTCATTTTTCTTAATGAAAAGCCCGCCACCCGGAACCAGGTAAGTCCCTGAAAATGAATATCCTAGGGCAGACTGTGATGTCTGCACCATAGGTTCATCCGTCGTCGATGTCAATAACGTTCTCGCTACAACATCCACGACCACTGACTTTGCAACGCTTGAAAGACTTGGGTTTTCTTGAATCATTTTTCCAAGATTCTTATTGACTTTGAAGGCTTCATTCCTGAGACTATCTGCAATTATAGGAATTAGCGCAGTTGCTCTTTCTTTTTCTTCCGGTGTTAACTTTCTCCAGAGGAGCTCAACATCTTCTACCGTTGCAAAATTTTCACTCATTTTGAATCTCCTTTTTTAGGATCTTTATTTTTCTCAAATTCTTCGGCATCTTCACTCTCAGTCTCTTCACTCTCAGTCTCTTCATTCTCAGTCTCTTCATTCTCAGTCTCTTCTGCTGTGTCTAACTCCTCATTAGTCCTGTCTGTTACGTCAACATCATCTACTAACTTCCAGTCCCCACCAAAACAGGAGCAATTACTCTCCATAATTGCCCCTGTGATTTTATTTACGTATTTCATAATAAACTCCTTAGCTCTGCTTAACAATAGCAAATGATTTAGGGTCTAAAACTCCCCATCCAATATAAGCTTCTCCTCTTAAATAGATTTGATTATGCCCTTTCAAATCTCCCAAAGTTTCGTCGTTATCCGGATTACCATATCTGATAATTTCGATTGGAACTTCTTTAGCGAATCCCCATTTGAAAGCATTTTCAAAGTCTCCAACAATCGCTTTTTGCTTTGCTCCACCGAACGATATAGTGCTGTTAGAGTCTACAGTTAATCCGTTAAGCTGCTCTGGATTAGCTCCCCAAGCAAGCTCCGGGAACATTGGAGTTCCATTTGTGAACTTCAATTTAGCCAGAGAACTTTTAAAATCCTTAGACATAATCAAGCCGGTAACATCATTATCTGCCCCTTCAACAAGAGCAACTGCTGCTTCTATCTGCTCATTTGCATCGCCGGTTGCTGCATCTACTGTATTTGTAATCTTTTTCTCAAAGCAATTATTGCCGATTACATCAGATGCAGTCCCTGAGCGAGGATTAAAGCCATGCAACGCCATTATATCAATACCTCTTGCAATTTTTTTTGCGAAGCCTTCTGCGAATTGACTCAAATAATCCATCTGAGCTTCTTCTGAAGCAATATCAAATTCATCTGATATTCTAGCTCCATATTCAACCTTCACAGGCATAATAGTAACAGGTTCTACTGTAGCTCCGCCTTTTGTCTTTTTGCCGTTTTCTGCCACGATATCAACTTCTTTATCCATCGTGAAAATGAACTCTCTGGTACCGTTAAATGCAACGGGCTGAGAGCTAGATAATTTCGCTAAAGATGATTTTCCTTTTGCTAAATTCATCATTTCTGTAACTAATACTTCTGGGAATAATTTTCCTCTCGCTAATACATCTGTCATATTTTTTTCTCCTTTTTCTAATTTTTCAATAAACTTGCCAATGCGGCTTTTTTCTCATCTATATCACCTTCATTAGTTCTCAATGGTGGCGGTGTAGTATTTTGACTACCTATAATTTCAATCATTTTTTCTGCATCTGCTCTGATTTCTTCGTCTGTTTCGCCAGATAGTTTAGATGCGAATTGATAAGGCAGTCCTGTTTCAAGTGCTATTCTCGTTTTCGCCGAGTCGGTCTCGTGCGCCTTGATTTTTGAGTTCAACTCTGCAATTTTGTTTTCAGTCTCGGATTGAGACTTTAGAGCATCTTGCAATTTCTGAGTAGTATCTGTTAGCTGATTTCTGTATTCTTCATTTTGCTTTTTTAGCTCATTATGATCAGCATATTGCTTATGTATACTCTCTCTTTCTCTTTGCAGTCTTGCTGCGATAGCTGAATCAAACTCTTCTTGAGTGTTGATAACTTTAAATTCACTCATTTTGAATCTCCTTTTCTTCCCTAAAATGCAGGTATCATATAATTTAAATATTAAAAAAGCACGATACTCTAAATATCATGCTTCTAATAACTTATTGATTGTTTTTTCTTAGGCTTGGTTGTTTTGCAAGCCCAGTAAGCTAAGATTACACTATCTAATAGTGCAATTTCCATCTCTTCATTCAAACTCTTATATCCAAATCCACCGTTCGTGCCGATCGCCCTTTTATCACAGTTCGTAACTACTTGAGTTAACGATAGCTGGTCATTATGACATATATCTTGCGTGAAAATAGCTGTCTCAAATATTGAATTAGCAACAATTATGTCTTTTACCGTTGGCAGAGTTGGCTTTTTAAGTTTTGCATCTCTTATTTGCTCGGACAAGGTCTCTTGTCCATTTGCTCCATCAATTACGACTTTTTCAATCCTCTTTGATTTCTTTAAAAATTCTAAAATCCAAAGATTCCCATTTCTTATGTTTTGACAGTCGTAAGATTCAATGAATATCTGATGTTCTTTTGTCTTACAGGCAATTGATAATGCGACATTTTTGCCATTTTTGCTATATTTTATTCCGACGAATAAATTGCCCGTTAATTCAGGTTTTTCTGTTATTTTGAGATTCGCCCATTCAGTTTGGCTTATTGCTGATTTCTGATTGTATTTAATCCATAAACCGAGTCTCTGAATGTTGAAATCAATAACATCTCCAGTAGTCTCATTTTGAATCTTTCGTTCCGTCAGTATTGTTCCAAGAGACGGATTCGTCTTATACCATAATTCTATGTCATTTACATTGCTTTGATTTTCGACAGACCATTCCGCCCATCCCGTATTTATTGAGTTTCCTGCTAAAGTCTTATTGCGAAGCTTTGTGAAAACTGTTCCTGATGAAACTGGCGTTGGTGGCGTCCCGCAGAATAGTGTCTGAGGATTATCTGAATCTGAAACCACATATTTCAACGCAGACTCTTGATCGTCTTGATATTCCTGTGCTTCATCTATGATAAGCAAGTCAAATCCTTCTCCTAGTCCGCCCTTACTCGTTCTTGTTCTGAAGTCAATCTTGCCGCCGGTCTCAAGCAATATATGTTCTTTCCCAAAAGCCTTATATGATGATTTTATGGATATTTCCGCTAATTCAAGTAGCTTATATAGTCTCTCCCAAGCACTGTGAGTAGTAGTTACCCTATGTGCTGTATGCAGTATGTGTTCACCTTTAACAAGTCCATACATTTCACGCATTGCAATGATTTCATTCTTACCATTCCGACGTGGAACAGCATAGCCAAATTTCATATGTGTCCACAGCTTGTCTTCATTAGTTGCTAATATATCGAATAGCAACAATTCTTGCCATTCTTGAGCAGTCTTACCTGTGCTATTATATAGATCAATAGCTTCTTGACCTTTTGTTCTTAAATACGGCAAAATATACGACTGAGTAGGTGTTTGATTTCCTAATTTTTTCATAGTTTATATTAATTCATATTTGCAATTCTATCTGCAATATCAGCAAATCTATTTGCTTTTTTATCGTCAATCTCGACATTAGAGACTTCTAAAAAATAAAGGTCATCCAAAATTTTTAAAAATTCATCATCTGAATAATCTTTTTCATATTCAATTTCAAAACTATTGCTTTTCAAAAAATCTTTATCTGAATTATTTAATACTATTTTCATCCTCTTCACCTTTTAACTTTTTTAATAATTTTGAATGCGTTTTATGAGCTGTTATCATATTCCCATTTTTGGGATTTATTGAAATTGTTGATTTCTCTCCAATTATCTTGAAAGACGGTCTATTTTCAGCATCATATTTTATATCAGTTATTTTCAACGGATTTTTCAAAGTATCAACAATGTCATTCACATCTAACTTTCTCAAAATTGCTCTTTCAGCAAAATGCTCTGAAACGTCTTTAATTTTTACTCCATTAATTTTTTCATTTAGTAGCGAATTTTTCAATTTTCTTTGAAATTTAGATGCTTCTTTTTTGTCTTTTTCTATCCGATTTTTTATTAAATAATTAACTTGTCTTTCCCTAAACTTTTCTAATTCTGCATTTGTCTTTCCTTGAAAAAATTCTTTCGTATGAACATTTTGCCTTTTTCCTTTTTTAGGTAAATATTCTACAGTACATCTACAGGATCTATGTCTCCTATAAACATCTTTCGGAACATCTGGATATTCATATTCTCCTGCTATGCTTTCGCACCAATCGCAACAATGCCCTGTAGATTTTCTTATTATCTTAGCCTTTAATCCGGCTTTGTGATGAAACTCTGCATTCTCTTTTATTGATTCATCTACTATATTTTGTGAAAAATTCACAACCGGCTCGCCTAAAAGCCAAGACACTTTATCAAAATCATCTCCATCTGTTAACTTTTCCACAAGTCCGCTTATTCTACTTTTATTTAATTTGGGCGCCTGTGGCTTAATGTTTATTTTAGCTTTTTTATTTAATATAGATGTTATCTTGCTTGTTGTATCTGCTACAATATTATGATTATTTTTAAGCCTATCATCTAATATTCTGTTAGCTATATTATAATACATTTTACCGTCAGGCAATACATCTTTTGTTATATTTTTCTTTAAAGTATCAGCTAATATTTCTCCAATTTCCGAAGCATAATTATATGCTGTCTCATAATCGCAAGTGCCTTCTTTAATTGCTTTCATAGCAGATTTTATTTTTTTACTTTTTGAGATTTTTTCATCAAATTCTTTTTTGATTTTTTCTAGCAGTTCAGGTACTATGTCTGTCATATATTTCCCTCATATTCCGTTACACTTTCTTGATCTGCTTCAATTCCAGTAAGTGTGCGTAGATTGTTTTTTCCGAAATAACCTGGTATTGCTTGGTTAAGCTTAATCGCTCCATCTCCAATACTTGATAGCGTTGCTGCATCAGGCTCGAAAATAGGCTCCCATAGCGGTTTACTTAGGTAAAATTGGTTTCTCCTATATGCGAAATCATCCCTCAGGCAAGTTGCCAAAAATCCAACATTTAAAAAGCCGCTTCCGAATGTTCGCTGAGCTTTTCTTGCTGCCAGCTTCAAATTTTCGTGCGAAGCTTTGATTGCTTCGGCGGAACTTGGATTGTCTTTTACGAAGCCTAAATCATCTGTTGTTAGCCCTGTTTCTCCTGCAAACAATGCTGCGAACATTCTTAATTGTTCCATATGTGGCTGCATAGACTGCTGGCTGAACTGTCCCAACTTAGGATGTTCCCCATCCTCGCCCTTACTGAATGCCATCATACTAGACATTGCCATTTTCCACTTATCTAGCTTCTCAACATCCTGTTCAAGTCCTGTTACATATTTTTGAGGGTATGAATAAAATTCAGCTGATATTTCAGACCTTTTTATCGTTCTAACAGCAGATTCCACAATATCCATACAAGCTCTACTGATTCTGCTTCTTCCAAATTCCCTAACGGCATCGGGACGATGGATAATTGGAACAAGAAGGGGATATTCAGCCTTATTGTTCGCACTATGGACTAATTTATTGTTCTGATAATAGTCTGTCCGTCCTGCTGCGAAATATGCTTCCAATACAACCTTACCGTTTTTGTCTGTTTCAAGTATTGCATATCCTTCCTTTAGCAATCCCGTGATTGGATCCATTATTCCTGTTGCATTAGCCCCATCAATTACTTGTAATCTTGGGAATCCGCTCGCGTCAGGTGAAATATAAACAAAACAGCAGGATGAGATTAGAGCTGATAATACTGCACTATCGAACAGAGTATCAGGATTATTCAGAGCGAATATCTCATTAACATCAAAACTGTCTTCGTCAAACTCCCTGAACTGCAATCTATCAGCTAGACTATCTACTGCCTTGCCACACCATCCAAGCACTGACATCCAGCTTCTTAACTCCGGCGGAGTAGATATATTAAAATCTCTAACAGAATACTTCATTTCGTAGTAATCATATCTTAATTTAACTCTGTACATCTTCGCATTTAGCTTCTTTTTCAGGTATTCAATTCCTAAGTATTGCATGACAGCACCTTTCCGTGTGTTTTTTTTCGTAGTGACGGCGGGAAGCTCTGAGACGAGCATCCCTAGGGTCTTATGCCCCTATAAAAATTTAGTAATTTTCCCAATCAAATGTATGTGGAAGATTTCTGTTTGTTATTACTTGTTTCTCTTCTTGCTTATTATTTGTTGTAATTTTGTCGGACTTCTGCCTGTTACAGCACCAATGAGCTAATTGCAAGTTATCAATGTCGCTTGGATGACCACCTTTCGCAATTGGAATTATATGATCTATGCTAGGCGATAGTGGATGAGGATATTTCAAGCTGAAATCAACTTTCTTCCCGCAGATAGCACATGTATCTTGCGTGGCATATACCCTCTTCTTATTTTTTTCAAATGCCCCCCGGTGTGTTCCGTTTTGGTCGGGGCGGTTATTTTTTTTCATAGGTCCTCCGGTAAAATCAAAACACCCCCATCGCTGAGAGTGTTTCGACTGTTATATTTTAAATAAAGAGGTAGCTACATAAGTAGCTAAAAATGAAAACTAAAAATCATACATCCTGTAGGTATAATTCTTACAAGTATATCATAACACATTGTCAAGTAGTCTCCTAGGTCTCTTTTAGTCTCCTGTTATATTTCTCCCGTAAGCTTGCAATGATTTACCGTGAAGCTTGAACATCCACCCTCTTGATAACTTCATCAGTATTTCTATCTCTTTCCAGCTCCTGTCGTCAATATATCTCATGTATAACAGCTCTGACATCTGACTATCTTCAATAGATTCTATCTCAGCTACTATCTGTTTTTTAAGATCTATGTAATAATCGATCTGAGCTGCCACATCTTCTTGATAGTCGATTATCTTAGTTATGATAGTCCCAATCTTATCATCATTGCCAGACTTGGCTAAATTAGGTGATAATGGATTTGATACGCTTGCTGCTATCTCCTTGAGTCTGTCTATTTCTCTCAGTTTGTTATTGATCAGTCTGTCAATCTTACCTACCAGTCTTAACCTGCTCTTTGCTTTTTTTACATACTCTGCTTCTATCGGCGTAGTCATTCTGTACTTTCTCCTTTAATTTAGCAATGAACTCATTGCCATCAATTTCACTAATAGTCTCAAACCATCCGGACCGGAAGAATTTTTCTATAAGTCTCAGTTTATTTGAGAAGTCTGCTACGCTTTGATTTGTAAAGCTTATCTCATCTCTCTTAGCCTCAGCCCTTTTCAATCTCTTATAGTAGCTGACGTAATCCTTAGCAGCTAATTCAATCACTGCAGCAATCATCTCTTCCCAATTCTGTCTAAATTTATTGTTATCATCAATCCTGCTCATATAGTTCGTCCTTAAGCCTATTCAGATACCACAGAGCCTTTTCAATATCCTCAATAGCTTTCCCTTTATGTTTGTATCTCCAAATCACGTTGCCCTTCAGATAATCCCTGAATCCCTCTTCACTCATCGAAGCTTTAATTGCTTCAATACATTCAATCCCACCTTGTCTGTAGTGAGCAGGGCTATTTACATTATCGTTCTTCATATTTGACTCCTTTTCTATTACTTCTTGTAACTTTTCAATTCGTGAAGCTAGATTCCTTATCTTAGCGTTGGTGTACCTATCGATAAAATTGAATTTCCCCTCAATGTCGTTGACTCTCTCATGCATGACTATTGCATGAACAATTGCAGCAACGATAACTGTTCCAACAAAAATTAAGATTTTTATGCAATCCATCATGAAACTCCTTTCATTTTGCTATAAATCTTTTCAGCGATATATTTTACAACATCAACAGTAACAGCGTTACCCGCCTGTTTGTAAAGTTGGCTATCACTTATCCCAGCATTCTTTGCCTTATTAAACGCCCAATCTGGAAAACCTTGCAACCTCCAACATTCTCTAGGTGTAAGTTTTCTAATTTTATGATTTGAGAGCACTACTCCTTGCTCATCACTTGTAAGGAGTGTGTTCGCCGTGTTTTTGCCGACTCTACCCCTCCTAGTCTTCGAGTTAGGATGTGAAAGATTAATGCTATCACCAACGTTAGCAATCGCATAACCTTGTTTTGTCGCCTCTTTGACTCTATATACGCCGCTTAATTTATCTTCGTTACTAGCCCTAGATTCTCTAGTTGGCTTGAAGGTAGAAAAAACTCCGCAGGTACATTCTCCTCTAATATTTCCGACAATATACACTCTTTCTCTGTTTTGTGGCACTCCGAAATCTTTGCTGTTAAACACAACCCATTCCGCATCGTACCCCAACTCTGAAATCGTGGCGAGGATCGTAACAAATGTCTCCCCTTTTTTGTGAGATAATAACCCCTTGACGTTCTCAAGGACAAAATAGCGTGGTTCGATTTGTTTAATTGCCCTTGCAATTTCAAAGAACATTGTTCCTCTAACGTCTTCAAAACCCCTTCTAAGTCCTGAAATACTAAAGGCTTGACATGGAAATCCTCCAACAACAACATCAACACTTCCTCTAAACTTCCTAAATTCTTCGTCTGTGATTTTTGTAATGTCTCCTCCACTAAATTCTCCTTTCGTGTTATGTATAGCATTGTAACTTTGTTGTGCGAATTTATCATTCTCGATATGTCCAACGCACTTAAATCCAACACTTTCCATACCTAATCTAAAGCCACCTATTCCAGCAAACACATCAAGAAATGTCATAGTATTATTCATTTATGAAACTCCTTTCCACCCCCAAAGTCCGTACGGATGTCTTGCCGATAACGGCTTATATACAATCGCCTCTCTAGTCAGCATGTCATTTATTCCCGAATAATCTTGATTTTTTAACAATTTATCAAAGATATTATGGTCTATGTTGCCATAGACAACTTCGACATATATAGGATAATCAAGCTCCTCGTAATCATAATTATCTTGGAAGTCATTATCTATATAATCTTTAATCTTTTCGCATAATGTCTCTAGTGAGATATCTACCGCGTCCTCAAGTATCATTGTCTTTAATGTTCCATTGATTAAGTTGCAGCCATACACTATCATCCGTCCACCTCTTCCACGCATTCTGCTATTTGTCTTAATAATCTGCGTCTTGCTTTATCAGCTTCCCCCTCTGTCAGAATATCCGCAAACAGCAATCTAATCATTGCTTTCCTGCAATCGTCAAACTTCTGCCCCGCCATTTCGCTAATCTCAAAACCTTGTGCTTCCACCTGCTCTTTAATGTTCCCATTCGCAACTCCGAATCCAATTTCTAATTCTTTTTCCATTTTTCTGCTCCTTGTAATTATTCACTACTGCTTCAATGTTACTCACGAAATCCTGAAACGGCGGCAGTCTATCGTCTAATTGACAGAATGCTTTAGATAATTCTAGCTGGCTTTTCAGCTTGTTAATAATCACTTCTCTTGCTTCAATTTCACATTGAATAGGGTCAATTACTTCTCTCTCAACAGGCTTACTTGGTATCTGCCATCTATCTTCTTCTGTCTCTACTACTTCGCTATGCAATACTTGCTTAGTCTTGCAGTCATATACTTCTTTCATTACTTCGCTTGAAGTCTTGTGTTTGTCTATTACTAAGAATGCTACATCTATCTGCGTATCTTCAAATGCGTTCTGAATCTTATTAAGTTCTACTAGCTTGTCCCCTATCAGCTCTCTAAGTTTCTTTTCACTCTTACGATACAACACTCCTGGAAACACTATATAGAATCCATATCTATATGCGTAACTCAGACTTTTCAAGATGAATATATCATCTACTACACCGCTCTTTTTCCATTCAAAGTCTGCTTGAATATTCAGTTGTTCTTCTTCTGTTAAGTCCTTGAACTTAAGTGAAAAAGGCGGGTTCATAATTACGCAGTCGCATATAACATTGCCTTGATAATTGAAAAAGCTCATATTTGATACATCAGAATTAGGATAATTCTCCTTGAACGCCTTACAGGCTTCTTCTTGAACTTCGCAAGCCTGCACCCAAGTTGGATTGACGAACTGCTCCAGTTGTCCAGAGCCTACTGCTCCATCAAATACTGATACAGTGTTGCCACAATACTGCTTAACCTTTCTTGCTACATATCGTCTGAGCTCCTCACCTGTAATGTATTCCGCATATTTATCTGCTTTTCTCCTGTTGTTGAACTCTTTCATTTTTCACATAAACCTCTATCAACTTCTTCCCAAACTTCATTGCCTCACTATGACTGTCAACGAACAAATCAATCCGCTTACCCTTAATCGCTCCGCCTGTATCCTCTGCAATATACTCCTTGCCGTTCATTCGAACCTTGCTGCCTAACTTGATCAATCTTGGATCGACTGCAATAGTCCTACCTGCCTGCATCGGTCTTCCCAACTTGCCAGACTGATCTGTCCATTTGCCATTGCACTTGCGACAAGGACAATATGCTGTTACAGTGAATACACCTAGCGACTTTCATTTGCCCTTCTCCACTCTACTCAACTCTTCTCCGTTCTTCTCAACTCTTTGATTTTTAATCAGCCTATCAATGTTTTTCGAGTTTTGCTCAATCTGCAATTTCAGCTCGTCGATATCCTTTGCATTCTTCTCAATTAATGCCCTATTCTCGAATTGCTTAGCTCTAACTTCGCTTAATTGTCTATCGCTACTAGCTAACATCATCAGCATTACCACAACTGTGATTATTAAGCATACTATCGCTCCTCTTTCTTTACTCATTTGCTGTTCTCCTTATAAAATAGCCGTTCTTAGGCATTTCTAGTTTAATCTCCTATCTGTCATATTCTGCACATTCATCACATACTTATCAGCTTTCTCCTTGATTCTGCCCGCTATTGCTGAACTTTTTTCAGCTAGCTGTGCTAAATTCAATTCTGAGCTAAATAATGTCTTTCGGCTGTATAAATAACGCTCATTGATTATGCTGAATGCAAGATTTATATCCGCCTCTGTTACAGTACCTTGCAGGAAATCATCAATGTAAAGTACATCCACCTTCTGCAGTTTTTTAAGTTTCCTGGAATACTTGTAGTTATCGTTCACCAGAGCTTTTAGCTCCCTTGTTTCTTCTCGCCATTTCATATAACAGACTTCCCGCTTATCTCTTAACAGCTCTGAACAGATCGCAGTGCATATATGAGTTTTGCCAGTCCCTG